CCACCAACTAGTTTATAAATACTTTCGTTAAATAAATTTTTATTTTGATTTGTGAGCGCATCCCACGCTAAAGCTATACGATTTTTTGCCATTATAAAAGAATTTTATTCAAAGATATAAATTTATTTTATTAAAACGTGAAAAACTTTGGTGATAGTTCGAACCACAATCTCATCATTAAAGCATCCGTATAATCTGGTGAATGACCTATTAACTCTTTTACTTTTTCTTTTGGTATTATTCTAAGCTTCCCATCGTTGTCTATTTTATCCCTTTTTACCTGTTCTAATTCTTTTATTATTAGGTCCTGTACATAACCATCATTGCAATTTATAAATACTTCATTACGTTGTATTTTCTCGGCTAATTTATAATAGCATTGTGTTTTAAGATTTTGATACTCCATTAGTTGATTTTCTTCTTTTAATGCTTTCGAATTGTTTACAAAACCTTTACAATGCAAAACATCAACTACACCACCCCCAACACCATCTTCATCGGCAATAATATTAGAGTTTGGTACTTTATGTTTTAAAGCTAACCCTCTTATTGCTTCTGCTGTTTGTGTAATACTTGATTTATCCAAAGAAAATATTTCAATTACCCTAAACCCTGACCAAACACAAATAACCATTTTATCACTACCATATCGAGCTATATCGGCACTAATATACTTATCGCCATCAATAACAAAATCATTATTAAAAACATCGTTTATTTTATCGAATGATATTAAAGAAGCCGGATCATTGTCATAGGCCCAATCACCATAATACAAACGTCTTTTACTTGTTTCATCTAATGCTAATAATGATTCTAAATAAGAAGGGTGTAAATGTGGATTATCAGTAGGTAATGACTGAATGAATTTTCTATTATTGGATATACTTCCATTTGTTGAAGGAATGTAAAACTTTGAATATACCCAATTTTTAGAAGGGTTACAAGTGCCTAATATTTTTGGAGTTAAATTATAATCATTTAATTTAAAACGAATCCTTGAGGTTACAATTTGCCATGCTTTATACGATATTTGATTGCATTCATCGATAAATGACCCTGTTATTTCTAATGATCCTAAACTATCAAAATTAGGGTCTGCAGGATATTGATAAAGGTCTTTTAATATTATTTCGCTTCCATTATTCCAATAAATAACACCAGATTGATTATTAATATTAAATTGGTTTGATATTTTAAGATTTGAAGTAAGCTCAAAGAAAGTGTTTAAGGTTGTTTCTTTTAAAGTTTTCAGCTTTGACCTTCCCATTAACCAACGAGTACCAGGATACATTTGACACTGTTCAATAATCCACAAAACACCTAATGCGGATTTGCCTCCTCCAGCAGCACCCCCGTATATTATTTCTTTGGTTGTTTTGTCTTTTAAAAAATAGACTGCATTATTTTGTTTCTGGAGGAGTACCATTTCCTAATGATATTATATTAGTGGTTACTTCAGCTGTAACCTCAGATTTTAAAGTTACTTTTCCTTCGTGCCTATCTATTATTTCTTTAAACGCTGCCAAATCTCCTTCCAAAGCATTGGCGATTTGTTTTAAATTCATCAACTCTAAAACTGTCATTTGTTCAGTTTCCTGAGTAAACGGGTTTTTTTGCTTCATTTCTAAATTTAAGAACCGTTCTAAAATAGTCTTAGTATTCTTACTGCCAACTGGGCGACCATTAGGATTTCTAACCTCTCCTTCTTTTGGCGGTATAAGATTAGAATGTCCTGAGTTTTCTTTTGCCATTTTTCCTAATTAAATCCTAATTAAAACGGAGTGTCATTTCCTGTGTTGCGTGAAGCCACTGATTGCATAGAGTTTCCACGTCTTGAAGCTCCTGTTTTACGGTTTGCGTTTATTTTTGCATAACCTGAACTTCCTGAACTTCCTTTTGATTTTGCCATAATTATTGGATTAAATTAAACAATTTATCACCTCTTAATGATTTTTTCACTGTTGCAAAGTTATCAATTATTTTCTTATGAAAGTCAAAATTAAAATCATATAGTTCTGAATTTTCTTCAATCATAAACTGTTCAATATTATCTGAGCTTCTTAAATTTGCACTTCCGTGAATTACATATTTTCGACCTCCATTCATTTCTGTTTCAAAGATACATATTTTTGTATGAGTTCGACAAACTGACAACTGGAACCTGTTGTCAATATCTAATTTATCATACATATATTTCACAAGATTATGCCTTTCGTGGGAAAAGAAAAAATCTGAAACAATAATATTTAATTTTTCAATATATCCGTTTTGCATCAAATTATAAAAACTATCGATATTTTCCTGTGACATTGAAAGAGTTGATAAAGTAAGCTCTTTTACTTTCATTGCTCTTTCATAAATAAATGCTTCAATAAAATCCCCAAAAATAAAAGATCCATCAATTATACAAAAAAACCTTTCGTTTTGTTTAATTTGAATTTCCTTAGCTAATTCTTTAGCGTTTTTGTATTTTACATTTTTAGAACGTGACATTGCAGGTTTGCAATATCTTTGATTTGTATCAATATCGATGTTTATTTCGATTTCTGAAAAGTTACCTAAATCAATTTCTATGTTAAAATCTGGTATCATATATTTTCAAAATTACAAATTAATTATTGAATATTCAACATTTATTTTAAAACCATCTTCAAAAGCTAGCTCCTTCAATCTGGAATGAGGTATTTTTCTTTGCCCTGAGCACCATCCATTCAGGTTAGAATATTCGAGATTATGGCGTTTAGCATATTCTTTACGACTAAGCCCCGATAGTTGTATCAGGGCTTTTAGTGCTTCGGTTGTGTTATTCATATTTGTTTACAATTTTGCAATTTTCAAATTTTGCAGGATCATTTGCTATTACAGTTTCTAAATAGCTTTTTTCTTCTAATTCAACATCCCAAGATGCAGAATAAAATCTATTTTCGTTAGTATCAAATGATTCGTCAGTTTTTGTGTTCCAGATGTAAAATGTTGCAGTAGTTTTCATAATCTTATTATTTTGAGTTTGCCGTGTAAATCACTTCCTTAACTCTTATACAAATATACAATAAGTATATTGATATACAACTATGATATTAAATTTTAACATTTATTTAACATTTGTAATATAACCTAATTTTATAAAATCATTTCTGTTTTCGTAATTTGGGCCCATATCATTCATTTTACTTTCAAAAGTAAGATATTCAATTTTACCTTCAAAGTATAATATTTTGGCAATTATATCCTGCTGGTTTTTATCTAGTGATTGTAAACCGTGATTACGTGGAATGATACCCTCTTTTTTCATAACGATACGAATGATATAAACTTCAACTCCGCATACTTTGGCGAATTGGGATATAGTTTTCATAGAGCTACTGCCTTCCAATCGTAATCAAAGGACTTTTTTAGTTTGACCCATTCTGAATAAGTCATGATAGTTTCGTGTTCTTTTTTTGTTTCTCTATTTACTGCCGTTATTTTTAGTTTGGCATCTGCTGAAATTAAGTGTTTCATATTGGCATAATTTAGTTGGTATAGTTGGTTGGTATAAACGCCTTTATATATAAGGCGTTTATACCATTATACCAGTATAGTGGTATGGTATAGTGGTATAGTGTGTTTTATACCACTTTTTAATATTATTTTTATTACAATTATTCATTAAAATATATAATTTTGATTTTCAATTACGTTTCCGAGATAATACTTACTATCTTCTTGATTTTTAAAAACATAGGATGTTTCAATTAAATCTTTACTGTAAACTTTCGCATACATTTCACTCACTGTTTCGGCTGTTTTTGATAAAAAAGACCTTCTAAATTTATCTTCAAACTCTCCACGTCCTAATCCTAAATTTTTTGAACTACCAAAAATATCATTTAAAATGTCAATTTTATATAATTCAAACAATTCTTTTTTGGTTCTTTTTTTAGTTGGCGTATTGCTAAAAACATAATCTACAATTTCAGGAACTCCATTTTCAGATATTTCAAAAGCAAATGGAAGGGGTTTTTTATTTCTTGTGCTTAAAGTTTCAACTATTTTAATGGATTCGTTTTCTTTATCGGAAGTTATCTGAATAACAGTTTCAGATTTGTTCATTAGTATCGTTCCTAAATGCCCTCTCATTTTACTATTTTCACTTGGATTTTGGTGCAATACGTTTATAATGTGAATATCACGTTCCACACTCCATTTTCTTAAATTTGACGCCATTATAGAGCTTTCTTTAATATCATTAGTATCATATATCAAATCGGCAATACCATCGATTATAACTACTCCTAAACCTTCGGTATTGTATATTAAATCACGTGTATAATTTCTTCGTTGTTCTATGTCTATTGCATCGAAGTTAAACATCAATAAGTTATCAATTTTCTTTTCACCAACTGAATCTAAAATACGTTTCAGAATTAATAAAATATGATAGTCCGATTGTTCGGTATCAATATACAATATTTTATCTTTTCCTTTTGGAAGGTATGATTTTAAAGTATTTTGAAATTCTCCTTTGTGTAGCATAGCCATGTTTAAAATAGTTAATAAAAAAGTCTTACCTACTTTTGCTTTTCCGGTAACACAAGATATATTTTTACGTGTCATGACCATTGATTCAAAAAATGATAGGGCCACATCTGGAATAGGAATAGTATCGCTTGGAAGTATTCTATATTTAAGAATGTCTTGATAGGATATTTCTTTGTTTTCTATTATTGGTATTAGTTGTATCGGTTCAAACATTGTTTTTAAAATTTTGGATTGATAAATTAATATTTGATTCTAAATTGTAGATAACTGCGTCTTCACTCCAATTATTACCAACTTTCGCAAACTCTATCGGGTCTAATTGTGGTAGTTTGTCTAAATATCTTTCGTGGATTTCTTCGAGTTCCTTAACCGTTTTAGTTTTTAGAAACGGATCTAGTATCTTTTTTTGTGCAAAGTAGTTTTTGAGTTCCATTGTGCGAAGTGACAAAGACAGCTTCTCAATACAAACAGGCTCATTTAAAACCTTGTTCAATTCCTTGTTGGCAAAGTCTACGTCAGAATAATAAGTAAGCAACTCCGATAAGGTGAATGCATAAAGTTTAGCGAATAAAAGATTATCCTGAATGATGTCTTTTTGATGCAAAGCAAAATACTTGCCTATTTCATTGAAGGCATCTATATCAGTTTGGTTCGGTTTATTTTGTTTCGTTAGAGTGAAACGTAGTCTTTCGAAGGCTTCTTTTAATTTCATAATAAGATAGCTTTTAATCGTTGCTCAATTTCATAAGGCATTTCTCGTTTACCATTTAGGTACATTGATAAACTTGGTTGACTTATATTTAATTGCTCAGCTATCCAGCTTATTTTAAGTCCTCTTTGCTTAATAAATAATTTGTATTTTTTCATATTAGAATAATGTTAGGATTGAATTTTTTTCTTCATTAAATGCTTTATGATTATAAGCATTAAGATTAAAATAAGACTTTTTAAGCTCTATATTTATGCTTTTCCTATCCATTTTTAATGCTTGGCATCCTTCACTACCTACACCGCCAAATGGACTAAAACAAGTATCACCTTTATTACTCCAAAGTAGATAACAATTTCTTATAACAGTCAGTTGAGTTGGTGTCATGTGTTTTTCATCATTGTTTCCTCTCGCTTTTCTAAAGTTTGAAATTGTATCGCTTTCATTTATATCCATCCATACAGGCTCGGCAAGTTTACACCAAGTATCAAAATCAATATCATTTTTAATTGGCACTTCATTTTTTCCTGATTTACGAAATGTTATAATATAATCCGCAAGTCCTGGTCTATTAATGGAACTATCTCTTTTTGTTTGACCGTGCATTAATTGAGTATTTTTAGTTCTAATAGCTGCTAATTGTGGACTTTTTCGAATCATAACTTCAGCGTGAAAATAAAATCCATTCGCTTGAAATAAGCGTATTAAATCTCCTCTTAAATCTTTAATTGATAAAAAACCATCTTTACCAATTCCAGTTGTACCCTGCATAATATGCATAGAAACTAAACGACCATTTTTTAAAACTCTATTTAATTCAGGAACTAAATATTGAAAGTGTGCAAAAAACTCATCATCATTTTGAACATTTGAAAAATCTCTTGGATCATCTGAATAGGTATATAAATCAGAAAATGGAGGACTAAAAAAAGAATAATCAACACTACTATCTTTTAGCTTTTTTATTTCTTCTACGCAATCGCCATTTAATAGCCAATAATTATCTGTTTTAATTTCAGTTTCTTTTACTTCGTCAATTTCTATATTTTCTTTGTAATTCATATCAGCTGTATATTTTGCCATTTGTTTAATTCTTTCAAAGTGTTGAGTTTGTTTTTTTAAAATTGTTTGTCTTACATTCGTTTGACTTTCAGGAATAAGAATATGTACAGTTACTTTTCTTTGTTGACCGAACCTATAACAGCGTCTTACTGCTTGATAAAATGCCTCAAATTTAAAATCATAACTCATAAATATCATTTCATTGCATTGTTGGTAATTCATACCAAATGATGCAATAGAAGTCTTTGTAATTAATGTTTTAAAATCATTATTTGCAAAACCATTTAAATGCTTTGCTTTATATTCTGGACTATCGGACCCTTGCACATTTACGCTATTATGTATTAGTTTGCCTAAAGCATCAGTTTCTGCATTTTTCAAGCCCCAAATAATTTTTTGGTTATCATTTGCATTTACCAATTCTAAAGTTTTTTCAATCCTTGCATCAAAAGAACGGCTTAAATCTTTATGTAAATCAGTTGCGGAAACTGCTACATCTCCAAATAGATTTTCGCTTAAATTTTCCACTTTAATAATATGTTCGATATATTCAATTTCTGGTAAATTATAACCTTCACTACAAAAACCTAAACTTGAAGGATTATCTATTGCCATACTCCAACTACTTACATATTTCCAAAAGTCATCTTGTGCGTGTTTTCTTAATCTCCATTTATCATTTGTTTTTATTTTTTGATCCTGCACAAAAAACATAGCTTTCATATTTTCGTAAGTATCATATCCTAAAAACTGAACGTGCTGCCCTAATTCTATATGGTCATTTGGAGATGGTGTAGCAGTACAACAAAGTTTATAAGGTGTTGTTTTAAAAGTTTCAATAATCAATGATGATAGTTTACCGTCACGGCCTTTTAATATACTAGATTCATCTAATACAACTCCAGAATAAATTGAAGTATCTGTATTTTTTAATTGGTCATAATTTGTAATATCAAAAACATCTAAATCGATACCAAATTTAATAGCCTCGTTTCTTGTTTGCTCAACTATTGCCAAAGGTGCAAGTATTAATACTTTCTTTTTAGTTTTTATTGAAACTTGTTTAGCCCATTCTAATTGGCAAAATGTTTTACCTAAACCACAATCAAAAAAAAATGCAAACTTTCCCTTAAATAAAGCAGTTTTAACTCCGAACTTTTGAAAGTCTTTTAATAATGGATTTAGTTTTGATTCTGAAATTTTAAAGCCACTTTCTATAAAAGTTTTACGCTTTGTTTCTAAAAATTTATTGTATTCTGTCATAGTGTTATAATTTTATTACATTAATTCGGTAAAAAAACCGCATATTATTACGGTTTTGTAAATTTAAGAAAAAGAATCGAACCACAATATAAAATCGTCAAAAGTTTTCACGATAATATAAATTCCTAATGCTTTTTCTATTGATAGTTGATATTCTTTTTGTGCATCGCTTTGACGGTCAGCACCCCATTTTATCTCAATCTTAACTGAACGTCCTTTAATAGTTGCGCTAATATCCGCCGTGCCTTTAGTTGAGGTTCCTGGTGTCCAAATTCCAGACCCTATTGTCCTGGTCCTACCTATGCAATCAGTTACTTGTTTTTTACCATCTCGGTATTGGCCTTGTGAACTAATCCTTTCGGCTTGTGAACCGTTGTAAGTTAAGAAGTCAATGACAAGTCTAGTCAAATCATTTGCACCAGCTTCTTTGAGTTTTGGCGGAGGTAAAGTATTTTCACGTCCAATAAACGATGGATACTTTTCTAAAGTATAATTAAGATATAATTGTTCAAAACGTTTCTTATTTTCTTTATTCATTTGGTAAAATTAAGATTTAAAAAACTACCTTATTTATTCAAATATGTAAAAATAAGGTAGTTTTTAGTATTTTTATTTATTAAAAAGGGAGCCCGTCATCCTCAACTTGTCCAGCAGGTTGTTTCGGTGCCGGTGCAAATTCTGCTACTGGCACAGTAGTAGGTGCTGGAGTAGTAGCATCATGTTTAATTAACCATCCCTGCAAAGTATTGAAATATACTTCTTTTCCTGTTGGATCAGTCCACATACGGCCACGAATGTTGATCGAGATAGTCACATTCTCACCTACTTTGAACTTGTCAAGTATTTCGCATTTATCCTGCACAAACTGAATTAGAATGTCTTGCGGGTATTGTTCGTCGGTTGTGACAACGATGTCACGCTTTTTGAATCCACTTGTCCCCACTTCTTTAGTGGTGTCAATCATTTTAATTTTTCCTTGAATTTCCATAGTTTATTTTGTTGCTTGAGTTAATAATTCAGAATGATATATTCCTAGTTGAGAATATTGCGTGTCAGTAATTTCTAGTTTGCCCTCTTCGATATTAGAAATATATTTTTCCACCGTTTCAATATCCATAGTCAAAAGTTTGTCGAATTGCTTTTGATTTAATGTTGGCACTTTTGGAGTTTCAACTACTTCAACGTGTTGTACGTCAACTGTAACTTCGGGCATCTCTTCTGGAACATAAACAGGACCAGAAAACACGTCAGGACAATACCATTTCACACCGTTACTAATCGCACGTGCAAAAAGCATATTTTTTGGGAATTTATCAATATTTTTTGTAAGTGCTTTTTTAGCATCTTCGATAGAAAATGAACTAATTCCAATTGATTCAGCACCTTGAAAAAACTCGATACTGCAATTCTTTTCGGTAAGTTCTTTTACCTTATAATCATACTTTCCACTGCCTTTAATAGTGGAAGCAATTAACCCGGCCCCTAAAGTTGGTTTCCCTTGAATGATATGAATACCACTCATTGCAGCAAACGGAGGGATTCCTATTTCCTGGCCAGCTTGGATTTTAACAAATGCTTGTCCCATTGCTTTAGCGTCGATAAACATTCCACTTTCGGCAAAAGTTTTTGCCATAATCATAATGTCATTTACTGGCATTATTTGAATTTCATTTTTCATAATGATTTAATTTAAAAAGCCCATCTAAATTCCAATCGGTCAGAATTG